TGACGGACCCAGTTGAATCTAAGAAAAAAGCTGGTAAATCCTTCGCAAGAAACCATGTTTCCTTCAAGAAGAATCTCGCTTACTCAGATTTGGTGACACATGCGAAGAAAGGAGATTTTGAAGATCCGAAATTTGTAAAAACGTTGCCTCTTGGCGTTAAACGAACTTTGGGCGTTGAAAAATACCCCGACAAGACTCCAGAAGAACATAGGGTAAAATACACCCCATCACAGTTAGAACATCAAGTCCTAACTCAAATGGAATACTATTCCAGACCAGTTTCCCTTGCTGAACTTAAAGATTTAAAAGACCCTATAGTTCAGTCTGTTAAGAGAAACAAGACGAACAATTCTGCACGGAACTATAAATGGCTTTTCGATAAAAAAGAGGTTGATAGATTCTCAGGAAAGGACGGAGTAAACAACGCAAGAGCTGTTTACGACGCTTTGTTCTATGGTGGTAAGAGCGAAGAAGAAAGAGCTATAAGCAGAAAGAAATGGGCTGAAGAACAGGAAGCCGTTGATAAGAAGTACGCTAGCAATATGAAGAATCTTCCTTCTATTGCTGATGAGAACATGAGAAGGCGTCTCGGAGAGCAATACGAGAACGAAAGACATCAGTTCTACGCTAAACTCAATGGGAAAAGATACTCAACAGCAAACACCGTTGCTACAATGTTTGAAGGCGGTGCAAGTTGGGTTGATGACAAAGATTTTAACGCAGATAAATGGCTTGGGAGCAAAAACTTTGAAAAAGACAAAACATTAGGTCATACCGTAGCAAAGATAAAAGAAATAGAGAGAAACTCTCAAAGAAAGTCTCCCGACAGAGGGCATCAAGACTTTAACAGGACTCTCTTTGCTAACAACTGGCTATACGGCAATCCTCTTCAGCAAAACGAAGATGGCTCATACTCGAATATAGGCGCAAGAGTCCCCAACGCTAAAACTGTAAACATGAGGAGCAAAGAAAGCATTGACGCCCTCATCAATCAGTATAGAAACGCTCAAGTAGAAGCCTATAACAAGAGCAAAGAGTTCAAAGAGAAGTATGTATTAACAAATACAACTGACATAAGAAGCGACATGACTACAGAACGCTTCAAGAAAGTCAACTCTCTTATCGAAGAACAAATTGCCCTTCTTACGAAAGCAAGAAACGCTCTTATTACTTACGGAGAAGCAGGGAAAGCTATTGAATTAACGCCACCCCCAGGGGTTACTGGAGTAATTCCTGAACCTGGAGTAGCACCCACGAAAAAGGGACCTGCTGGCCCAAGCGAAGAACACAAGAAAGCTATTAACACTTCTCTAGGCGAGAAAGGCATGGCAGGAGTAGAAGTCGTCAAAGACAATACGACTGCTCTCATTGGGTTATCCATGATTCTAGGCTTCGTCTCTGGAACAATGGACGATTTGGTCAAGTCTGGAAATTCAGCTGCGATTGTTGGTCAAAAGCTTGTTAAGGCATTAGGGACGTTCATTTCCTCATCATTTGTTATCAAGATGATGGGAGGTGAAGGTATGAACCTTTCTAGCCTATTCAGGGGACGAATGTCTTCCGTTGCAGACTCTCTTAGCAAGTCAAAAGGCGTAGTCGGAGAAATGGCTTCAAAGATAATGGGAGGGCTTGGCGTTGCTGTATCGAAAGTTTCCGCAGCGTTTATGAAGTTCCTACCTATCATCGGTTGGGCAGCAACTATTTGGCAAGTATTGCCTGACAGTTGGACGAAGGGTATTACAGAATTCATCGGTCAATCAATTGGACTTATCAAGACTCCTGCGGAAAAAGCAGCTGAGTCGTTGGATAAATTTATCGACTCACTCGTTCAAGGAACAGGTCAAATCAGCACATCTCAAATTGCCTCTGCAGGTTTGAAGTACGCAGAAGAATACAAGTCAGAGTCTGATCGAAAGAAATACGGAGCAGCCGACGATGAAGAAAAGCCTTCTACTAAATCAATTTGGCTCAAGTATGTAGAAGACAGAGCTAAAAAGACGCATAGCACCTTCTCCCTTACCAGAACCAAACCTGCAGGCTCTATCAAAGACGAACAGCTCTACAATAGCGTCTTTGGAGGGCCGTCTTATGACGTAGTTAAGGACATTGTAGAGTCTACAGGAATACAGAACTCAAAAGAACAAAAATATGGGCTTCAGAACTTTTTGAATAATTACAAATTCGACAAAAAGCTCCCCGAGGCAATCGCTTACTATGGGAAAGAGACTAATGCGTTTGGTCGTAGCTACTATAAAGACAAGGTTTCTACACCAAATGAGTTCTTTAATACCTACTCGTCGCAAGGTAGAGTAACCCTCGAAAACCTGCAGTCTATCTCAGGCATGTACAGCAGTATGCAACGAGCAGCAATAGCATCTGCTTTCAAAGAAATGCCCGAAGAGTTAAGAGAAAAACTCGAAGACTCAAGCGTATCAGACAAAGAGAAGGGAAGACTTGTAAGCGACTACGCTCAGAAGAGTGGCAAGAAAGCCAACGAGCAGACAAAGGCATTGCACGATTTCGTTATGACATTGCCTGGAGTCAAAGATAGTAAAGGTGGCGTTATAGGTGGTGAATACCAAAAGCAACTAAAGAAAATTCTTGAATTTGCTAAAAACAGCGACTCCTTAGACTTAGGACTTCTTGCTCAACAGTTAGGGTTAGAAAACACGCCTGAAAACATCGAAGCATTAAAGAAGACCATAGACAACTTCTCAGGAAAGGTTGAAATGGCTCTCTTGAAGCTATCGAAGACTATTGCTGATTTGTCGGTTAAAGAAACGTTGCCGACTGCTCCTGGGCTGCAGAAAATTCGCTCTGAAATTTTTGGTCAAAAGGCTGATATTGTACGCTTTGGCTCACAAGACCAAGCTATCGCCAAGAGTATTAAGGAACAAAAGCTTTCTGCTGAAATCCGAGGCTCTCTTATTAAGGGAATCTCTAAAGCATTTGGAGAAAGTGGACCGACGCCAGAAGCAAAAGAGTCTTGGAAGGAATTGCTCTTATCCGATAACCTAAACTTGAACGACTTGCGAAAGCTTACAGTCGAGATGCAAGACGCTTTGAACAAGGCGTCCTTGTCTGCCGATGAAAAGAGTGCAGATGCTATCTCTGGGCAAAAGGAAGCAGTAGTAGACGCTTTAGCTAAGATAGACAACTACCAAGCGTCGTTCATCAAGTCGTCGCTCGAATCTAGTACACGTTTGCTAGCCCAGGTTGAAAAATCGTTCGATACGAGGAAGTTAGAAGATGCAGTCTCTGGAGTATCCAAGAAGCTCAACGAGCTATCCAAAGACTTGCAAGAACTTTCTGACGCAAGCAAGATTCGCAAGGAACAACGTAGCGTACTTTCAGCCGCTAAGCCAGAGCTATCTCAATACTTCCAAGCGCAAAATAGCTTCGACGACATAGAAACATCCAAGCGAGAGAACGCAATCAACCTAGCTAAGGCACGCCAAGAGTTAATCGAAGCGATGTACAAGCAAGTTGAATCATTGCCGATGGGAGATGTGAAAAACGACTTCATCAACAAGATTGGCAGCCTCGACTCCTCAGGAATAGCAGGAGAAGAACTAGCCAAGCTTGCTGAAGAAATTTTCACAAACGTCCTCAATACAAAGCAAAAGAACGACAAGGACGAGCAAATTGCGTCTCTCGAAGCATCCCTCGAAAACTTGAAGGGTATTGAAGGAATGCAAGTTGCGTCGTACGAACTTCTTTCTACAAGCGAAGCTTTGGATAATTCTGCGAGAAATCTCTCCGAAGCAGGAGACAAGCTCAAAGAAGCGGCTAACGGTGGAAACAATGAAACGTCGCTGACAGACAATAAAACTCTGACGGACAACTCTTTCTTCGGCAAGGTTAAAGATATGTGGAACAAGTTTGTTCCTCAGAAATTGCAAATTGGAAGCAAGCAACAGCCCATTCAATCTATTCAATCTGTTAAGGACACAACGACAGGAGTTGCACAGCAAGGGTCAACGTCGCAAATCACTGCGAGAGAACAAATTGAGAAGATTCAAGAGCTTATCAACAATCTTAGGGCTTCCCAAGACGGTCAAGCTACATTAGCTCTCAATGCGACACAAGATACGAGCAAGTACCGCTCTGTAATTAGCTCTACAAACGTAGCTGACACAACCGCCGATCTCTCAAAGGCGAGTGCAACGCTATCCTTGTTTGAGCAATTAGTACGCACCAAGCTTCAGAATTCCGTCAACATGATAACCATGCGCTTCGACGTGCTTTCCAAGAATTTGGAAAAGCAGAACGAGCGTATCGACCTGAAGACAACGAAGTTAGACGCCGAACTGGACAACTTGCCCGACGACCTGAAGCAACAGATGATGGCATACGCCAACTACAATGCTTCGATTGAAAAGGCTAAGAATTCCGCCAAAGCAGATGGCATGAAGGCAGACCTAGACTTGCTTAAGGAATTCTCATCCCTTAAGAATGCAGGTCACCTAAACGACGTCATCGAAACGTTCAACAAGGGAGACAAAACAGGGTCAATCGACAAGTACGCCCAGTACAAAGCCAAGGAAGACGCCGAAGCTGAATACAAACTCGGAGAATTGCTCAAGACCGAGCTTCAAGCCGCAAGCCCTACAGATGCTATTGAAAAGCTCTCGGCTATCGTCGCTCAAAACGGCAACGAACAACAGCAAATCCTGGATAAGATTGCTAGCCTCCTTAAGGAAGCTAACGACAAAAAGGAAAAGGCAGAACAAGAAGCCTCTTCCAAAAAACAACAGGAAGAAACGGCTAAGACCAACACTCCGAATTCCGACAGCAAATTCACTCTGATAAATGCTCCTACAGAGACAAAAGCTTTTGCTGATGTCCCAGTTATAGCTAAACCTAGTGAAGGCGTAGAAGACAACCAACTTGAGACAAGCCTCGAAGAAGCGGTATCCGCTTTGGACGACTTCTCTATAAGCTTGGCAACGACGATAAATTCCTTGTCATCCTTGATCGACCCAGTATCAGGGCTTAAGAGAGAATTGGTCGATCTGAAGGACTTCCTCGAAGGATTTAACACAACATCAAGAATAGACAATTTCTTGGATGGAGTGGATACTTATACTCAGAGCCTTATTTCTCCTACGCCTACTGTTAGTTTTGCGACTGCAAACCTTCTTTCTGTAGACAATAGCAATCTTCTCACAACTAGCGCATTCCCTAATTCAAAAGCACTTAAAGACCCAAGATACGACACGCAGTCTTTCCCAAGCGAGGCTTTAGGATATGACGAAACAGGCAAGCCAGTAGCAAGCAAACACGTCGTCAACTTCGACCCAAATAAGACGGCAGGTGCTTATAAACGACCCGATGGTACTTACGTAGCACCAGAGATACGACAAGCAGACAATGGAGAGCCTCATACAGGTGCCGTCATATCTGCCGATCTTGCTGAATCTAACGAAGGTGATGTTGCCTTACTCAACAAAACCGATGCTATTAGACAATCTGTATCTTCTATTGCCGACTATTCTTCCTCTTCGATAACCTTGCAGAAAGCAATGATTGAAGGGCAAAAATCTCTGAAATCAACCTTCGACCAAGCAGGTAAATACGCACTACAAGCGTATACCGCAGGAACAGCGACGGAACGCTTTGAAGCGCAGAGAAAGGCTAATGTCTACAACGAGCCAGTTAAGGATGTAGCCGCCTACAGCGGAAACAAGAGAGACGCCGAAGGTAATCCTATCCAAGGCACGTATTGGTCATACCAAGAAGCCACGGAAGACTTAAGTCAAAAAATGGCGAACGCCTCTGCTTCTGGAGATACAGAACAGCTCAAGGAACTTCAAATCCAAGCTCTTCAACTAAAAAAGAGCCTCAACCAACGTCTGGAATTCAAAACGCTCAACGAAGGTTGGCAAAGCTCCTTGGCGCAGATGAAAGATGAAGCAGGTCGATTGGAAGAACAGATGGGCAGTTCTATCTTAGACTTGAAGAACGGATTTGTTGACGCTTTCTCTACAGCAATTTCAGGGTCAAAGTCATTTGGAAATGCCTTCGCCGATGAAATGCTCAATGTTGCTCAAAACATCGTCAAGCAAGGCATCAACAGCTTGATAAGCAATCTGTTTAACAGGCTGTTTAGTGGAATGTTCACGCAGAACACTGCTCAAGGTATAGATGTTGCAGCATCTGGACTTTTGGGTGACGCATCCTTCCTCTCTACAGGAACAGCAACTAATCAGTCTCGATTTGGCTTCGCCACTGGTGGTAAAGTTAATGGAGGGTCTGGAACAAAAGACGACGTTCCAGCCATGCTCACAGGAGGCGAATACGTCATCAACAAGAAAGCTGTCAAGTCACTAGGAACGAAATTCCTCGACGCTTTGAACAACGGCGGAATCGGGATGTACTCCTCTGGTGGTTACGTTTCAGGAGAATTCGGAGACGGATGGGTCAAAGACAAAGAAACAGGCGTTGTCTACCTCGACAACGGTGCTTTAACAGAAACAACAAAGACCAACAACGGCGCAAACGGATTCTACTCGCCAACGAAGTACGGATACGGACAAATCTCAGGAAGCAATAACCTTAAAGCTTTTGCTATGCAGTCGTTTACGTCTGGAGCCAACGACATAACAACAAGCGACAGTTCAGGGTCTCTAGTATCCTTGGAAACGGAAAGTATGCAGTTGTCTCAACAGGCACGAGCTGCTGACAACGCAGAAAACCGAGAACTCGAACAAGACAAGCAAACCGCTCTCAACCTTGCCTACGAAGAAGACCAACGTAGATACGAATACGAACAACAGAAAAAAGCCCAGAAGAAAGCGTGGAAAAACGCACTTATCGGACTTGGTGCAACAGTTGGTCTTGGCTATATAACAGGAGCTATTGGCGGAGGAGAAAAATGGGGATTCTCGAACGTTCTAGGCGGAAGCAGTACAGCTCTTGGACGAGGAGCAGCAAGCCTTGCCAAGTGGTGGAACAGCAATTCTGAAGATGTTAGAGGCGTCTTCCAAAACGCTTCTGCATCAGGCATCAACGTTAGTTCGTTCAACTTGCTAACATCCAAGAAATCAGACAGTGATAAGAGTAAAACCTCTGAATCGACCGACGAAGATAAAGATAAAAAGCAAAAGGCAATTGGTGGTCAAATTACTTCAGGTACAGCAGGACGAGACAACCAAACAATCAACGCCTCTCAGGGTGAATACGTTATCTCAAGAGAAGCTGTAAACAGTGTTGGTACACCATTCCTTGACGCTTTGAATAGCAACAAGGTCTCCTTCTCCGACGCCTCTGCAACGCAGAATACAGGCAACGGAATGGATATCTCTCAGCTTATCACCAAGTTGGAAGAAGTTGTCTCAGCAATCCGAGAAACAGCAGGGACAGGAGGAGAAAGCAATATCACCATTAACGTCTCTTCCACATACGAAGGTCAATCCAGTGAAAACGAAGAAGGGGACGGCACAGACGACGACAAGGCACTCGCCCAGAAGATTAAAGACGTCGTTAAGCAAACAATATCCGAAGAAAAGCGAGTTGGCGGTCTCCTTAGCAACCTAAAGGCATAAAATGAGTTACGACTTATCATCACTTCACTTCTCGATAGACGAGCCAGAGACGATTGCGACAAACAGGTGGAAAGACGTCTCCGTCACAGGGATACAGAATTCGTTTTCAAATGCGACTTCTGTGTTCCTTGGCGGACTCTCTCAAAACCAACCGCAGTCGATTCCAGTCTACAACGTAGATATACAAAAGCTCTTTCACTACAACGAGCTACTCTTTGACTATCTACAGGGAAGCCACACGGTAAGGCTAATGGACTTCCCATTAGACGGATTGTCGGAAGGGGACAAAAAAGAAAGCTCCTACACAAAGCTAGAGGGCAATCTTGCGAACTACTCAATATCAATTACCGCAGGAGAATTTGCCACGCTCTCAGCGTCGTTCACATGCAAGACACTCGAGTTATCACAGAAAAAAGAAGTATCCTACTACGAGCATAAGCTAGACGAAGAAATCCCCAAGATGGACCGAATCGCATTGCTCATGGACATCTTCGACGACTCACAGATATATTCTATCACATATAGCGAAGAAAAAACGATAGATGTTAAGCAACCGATCAGCCTAGACCGAACAAACATCCTTATTCTCGAATCGCCAGTCATAACACAAAAGATGTCAGTTTCAGGCGTAGTGAGAGACATGGGAGAAATGCCCATGGACGGAGGAATCGACCTTATCGACTACTACTTAAAGCAAAAGAACGAAAAAATCGGCTTCAAAGTCTACAAGGAAGACTTGTCTGAAAGCAAAGAATTCCTAGTCACCAACCCACGAGTTGATTCATTAAGCATCGACAGTTCGGAGTCAGACTACCTGTTATTCACCTTAGATTTTAGCGGAACAAGAGTTCTATTATAAAAAATGGCTACTCCTCAGAATCCAGACAATCCTATTAGTGAAGACGTTGGGCTATTACCTAGCGTTGATTACGGATACAGGTTGCTACCGTCAAACTTAGACGTTCAGTGGGCAAACGGCGTTCTTACATGCGCAGTTTTTGACAAAGCTTTTAGTATTTCCCCTCAAGGGTTAAACTCTCAGCGTCTTGTTATTAACCTAGAATTCGATCTTCAGCTAGAAGAATGTGAGAAACTAATTCTTGCTCTAAAGAATAACAGAGTCAATTCCGTGATGACTCCTTCGTCATTCATCGACCCATCTGGAGTACTGAAAGAGGTAGTTGTTTACGCAGATTCTTTTGAGCTAGGTAGATCTGTATACGGAAGGCAAACCATTAACATTACGTTTGTTACCGACACAGCGTCCTCGATTTTGAATTGGAAGACTTCTAATTTCGTGGATGTAGACATTATTTCTTCGACTTCTAGCTCAGAAAGCTTGGAGACGTTCGACATTGTGTACGCAGACAAGACATTCTACTACATCCCAGAAGACGTATCAAAAGAAACGATCGAAGAAAAATACGAATCAGACATCATCAAAGCGGCGAAAGATGTAGGGTTAGTTTACTACCTGCCTATGGAGTTAAGGACGCCTGTTAATTTGTCTCTTCAGCCAGACTATTTCATGAATGACTACCAGAATTCTTACCCGATCCGAGCATGGAAAGGAGACTGGACATACGACTACCAGAACTTGCAGATATCTTGCGAGTCAGTACACACAAAACAGCTAAAGTGCATTCTTCACTTCCTAGAACATCTCTACGGACACAAGAATTTTAGAATCTCTGATTTTATGGACGATGAACATTGGTGGAACTGCCAACAGTGGCAACATTCCTGGACTGTAGGAAATTACCACAATCTACAACTTGTCATCAACCAGAACCACTTACCCAAGAATTTCAAGTAATGCGTTTTACAAAAAGAGACGACATCCTACTAGCGTGGGACAAAGGGGATGAAGACCTCAAAATTTTGTGGTACATCCCACTAATGCAATCAGCGAGCATAGACATATCTACAAACATCGCCTCACGCAGTTTGTCAGGGACATACCAAAAGCTCAACGACGTAGTTACAGGGCATTCCGTCAACGTATCGCTAGAAATGCTAGGGTCAGGAACGCTTATCAACGAAGAAATTCCGTTCCTCAACACACCCACAAGCACAGAGACACAGCTCCTTAAAGACATCAACGAGCCACTCAACTTATTAGTCATCCTCAACGACACAGACGACGACGGAAGCGACTTGATAGAAGTTATTGAAAAAACCTACTCATCCTACTCCTGGGACGACGAAGAAGAAAAGGAAGAAGAAGGAGAGAAATTCGACCGACAAGTACTGAAAGTCTACCGATGCTTCATGAACTCCTACAGCTTCTCAGTAGAAGCAGGAGGCATTGCCACGCACAAGCTAGACCTCACAGGAGAAAACATAGACGGCAAGACACGCACAATTGGCTCAGCAGAAAACACCACCAACCTCAAACCTTCACAATTTGGTGTTGCTAAAGCCATGAAAATTTTCAGTGGAGATGTAGAATTCGACGAGCCAGTCACAGACTTTTCCCTCGAAGTAAGCATCGACCGCAAAAAACGCTACACATTCCTATCAGGCGACGAAGAGCCAAGCAAAGACACAAACTACCGCTTATCCCCACTTCTCAACGACGCCGAATCCTCAGCAATTTGCAACGTAAGTTTCTCAACAGTCTACATCGGCAAGAAAGAAGAATTCTCAACCGTCAAAGTACGAGAAACAGCCTCAATGATGAAGAACTTCTCCTTACGCCTTTTTCAACCAGAATCAGGCGAGGAAGAATGGACCGACAAATACTTCCTCAACTTCTACAACGCCATGCTAACCTCAGTATCCGTCAGCGAGACAATCGACGGACGATTAGGGGTCAACTACAAGTATAGCATAGAAATACCCACCAAGACAACTAGTGGCAAGGTGGGTATCACAACAAAAACGTCAAACACTTTCCAGGAACAAATGGAAGCTATTTCTTCTCAAGAAGAAACAGATACTCCGTAACATAATTCTTGGACGCTTTTTTGTGCTTAGTATCGGGGAATCGCTTGTAGTACGTCTCAAGACAAGTGATTCTGCCAAGCTTCGCCAAGCCTTGGAGGAAATCGCTTTTGCTGATAAAGCCTTCGTTGTTGAACGATATAATGCAGAATTTCGCATTAAGCTCAGCCACAAGCTTAAAGAATTCCTCGTGGATATAGGCTCGCTTATTGAATTTAGAACGATTCCAGTTTTTGGGAATACCAGTCGTTTTAGAGAATCCAGTATCAGGCAAAACACCGTCAACAAGGAGATTCAGCATAAAGTAATTACTACCGTAAGGATGCTGATTATAAGGAGGGTCAAGATAAGCAATGTCCACATTTCCCACTTCCTTAGCAGCTTCTCTAGCGTCGAGTTGAAGCACGTGTGAGTCGCACTCAAACTCAGACAAGAGGGGTAGGTTAAGCTGAATGGGGGACAGGATACGAGAGAGGGCATTAGACCCTCTACCACCGAACTTGCCGACTCCGTCGCTCTTGTAAAACGACTTAAACACTCCCGACGTATTAACCTTAATTGAAGCTTCGCTCAATAATGGGGCTAGAAGGAGGGTTTGGTGGTCTTGTGGTAAAGAGTTAAGGTAATAACGTGCGGAGTCCAGGAAGAGGGCATTCTGGGGCGTATAGAAGCATCTTTCTCCTCGTTGGATGTTTTCCATACTATCAGGGGCATAATTCTCAGAGATAAAACTATGGATCGGATTATTTTTTATCTTGTCGAGAACTTCGTCCCTAGAGCTTGTTAGAGCTTCCCAGTCAACCGAACTCTTATTGGTGAGATAGCACTCATTGATAACCCTAGAATAAGCTTCGAGGTCATTAGCGTAAACGACATCGGAGAATCTCTTCAGGTATCGAGCGACAATCCCAGAGCCAGAGAAAACGTCAAAAGTAGACACTTTCTTCTTGCCCAGGGAATTCTTTGCAATCTCAATCCCCATACCGATGAAATCCAAGAGTTTTCTCTTGTTTCCAAGGTAGGTGATTAACTGTTCACGCAAGTATTCACCATTTTCGTCACTCTCACGTGGGGGAAATGTGAACATATGCTGTTAAGGTTTTTTCTTAAAGTTACGACGCTTCTCAAAGGATTTTTTGCGTTCCTTGTTGTAGCGAGCTTTTACAGGGTCTACTCCGCCATTTTGCGCAGCTCTCTTCTCAGAGAGTTCTTTGCTACGCTCGATGGTTTCGCCGATAGTCTCGTTAGGGGTGGAGTATTGAGCTAGTTTATCGACGTTGTAGATATCCAGTGGTACGCTAGAAGTCTTACAGTTGACAACCGAAGGAATTCTAGTAACCCACTCACCGTTGACAATTAGGCAGTCGCCTATCCGAGGAGCTGACTTCATTTCAAAGAACAGCTCAACGATTTCGCCGTTTTCCTTAGAGAATTGGTATAATGGCATAACCTAAAATTTGATGGCAATATGTAATTCACTATCTTGAAGGTAGGCAGCAACCTTCTCAGGGTGAATTGTATATCCGACATCTACCTTAACTGGGTCGAGTTTGCATGAAGCAACAGAAAAGTCAATCTTAAAGTATCCCTTTTCGCTAATTTTTAAGGCAATATCTTTAGCAGGGATTTGTCCTACAAAGAAGGTAAAGCTTTCAATACCTCCTATGTGTTGATGCTTAAGCTGTTCGCCGATGCGAACTATTTCACCAGTCGCATACATCATACGACTAGGCTTTTCGACAATAGAGATTTCCGTCATGAATATATAGGATGGTAAGCAGTTGATACTTCCACGAAAACGAAAGGTTTGCATAAATAAGCACCTACCCAGCGTCGGGAAAGTTTCTTGCTCGTATTGATGACGGTCTCTGAGCCTTTTTCATTGGAAATTCGCAAGTGACGAACAGGCGAGAAATTCCATTGCGTGCGGAATTCTTTTTCAACCCACACATTTTCAGAGTCGCCAACGTAGATCGCAAAAAACTCACCGCTCCAGTAATTCATCGAAGAGGCGTCATAGTCTTTACGCAGGACAACGTCCCCGAACTTAACGTCTTTAGTGAGAGAATTTTGGGCGAGGGTGAATAACTCATCAATGTATTTTACATCGAAGACCTTCTTTTCTGATAAAAAAACACGGTAGAACGCCATGATAGTGCATAGTACAACAAAAGCCCCACCTTTGTGAAGAACAAAAGTGAGGCTCAATGATGTCACTACCGAAGAAGTTGTTTAGAATGGGGGCGCATCTTCTTCAACAGGAGCTTGATATCCGTTTTGAGCGGTAGCGTAATGTTGGGGTTGTTGCTGAGGTTGCTGATTATTGCGGTAGTAACCGTCCTGAGAAGGGCGAGGACCACCAGGCACCAAATTAGGCGTCAAATGATTGCCATATTGAGGTGCTTGCTGTTGCTGTTGGAAAGCAGGAGCAGGTTGTTGTTGGGATTGTTGAGGTTGGAACTGTTGTCCACCTTGAGCTTGCTGTTGAGGAGCTTCGCCACCATTGTTATCTTGTTGGTTAAGGCGACGACCACAGAAGCAAACATCGTCAGCAATGATGCGCCAGTTGGAAATTTTATTACCTTCCTTGTTGACGTATTCGTCGTATTCAAGAGAGCCATTGATAAGGATGGTATCACCCTTAGAGAAATACTTGGATACGAACTCAGCAATCTTGCCGAAAACAGATACGTCCATAAACCCACCATTGGTAGGATTATTTGGGCGAGTACGACGGTTTTCAACAAAAACACGGAGACGTCCGAAGGCGTTACCGCTTTGAGATGCACGGAGAGTCAATGGCTCGACAACTCGTGCCTGTAGGGCTACAACGTTAAATGATGCCATATGGTTTAAGTTCAGAACTGCCGACATTATAGCCTTATTCGCTCATTCCGTCAAGAATGAAATGTCGGAGGTCTTTGTTGTGTTCGATAAATTCGCTTGTAATTTTCACAAGGAATTCTTTATGCGAGCCAGCGGTCAACCATTCCAAATGCCAGTCGGCACGGTTTTTTAACACAGTGTTGTTTAGTTCTTCACAGGAATTAGCAGGTGGAATAATTGTTCCAAAGCAATCATATCGAGTGATATACAACAACTTGGCGTCGTATAAAGGGCTATCGAGGAAAAAGTTTAGTTCGTTCTCAAAGCGACAGTCGCAAATCACATTGAGAGGGTTGTCCTTGTGCAAAGAAGCGGCATGAAGAATTGACGAAGAAACTTTATCCACCCATACGTTAGAATTGATAGCACGTGCAAGATTAGCATACGCCACCATTACTGGGCGGAATCCTTCTTTCTCAACAGGAGTGAGATCGACAATCTTTTTATGAAAAAGCTCTTCGCAGGGTTCGTCGAGACATTCCTTCACCTTATCGGCAAAGCCGTATCTCTTAACGTGCAAATCTCCATAAATCTTTTTGAGGCAAGAAAAAAACGTATCCTTGCCAGAAGTTGCGTTACCTGCAATCAATAAAACTCTTTGCTTTTTCATGTGGGCTAGTAATTACACATCAGAGAGAATTCCAGAGATGACTTCTTCACCAAGATGTGCAGACGTGTAGTCGGAATCAGAGAATTCCGTTTTTAATATTTCGCCTGTTGTATACACCCACTCAAAATCTTCAAGCGCAAAGTATAAAGTGGCTATACTTTTATCAATCTTGATAAGAGCTATATCCAAAGCTTCGGGGTTATGCACAAAGACTTTACGCAAAGCTTCGATAACCTTTTGCTCAGAATTGGCTCTCGTAACAACAGTGATTGCACCTACCCAACACCAACGCCAGTCGTTTTGGAATCTTTCAGGCAATTGGTGTTGCTCAAAGATGCGGACAACTCCTTCTTTGGTGTCCCTCTCGTTGTGGCAGATAGTAAAGTTCGAGAAAGGAATCTGCCTAGCTACTTGCAAAAAACGTTCGTACTTCAAAAGTCAAAAGTAAGGTCTTGGAAAGGAGAATCTGCTTTTTGCAGGATCGGGAGAATTTCCGCCTTGTATACATCAAGGATATCTGTTCCTTCGAGCGAGCAAATTTCACTTTCATTGAATTCTCTGACTACACCACCTGAACGGAATTCACTCATGAAATGAAAGCAAGAAGGTTCTGCTTGAGCGAGGTTAGGAACTTGCGTGCAATATCGGTCACACATTTCGCCGTCGATTTCTACAGTATCAACAACAAAATCTCCCTCACCTTCGTAGAATCTATCTTGGTAAAACTTAGGCAAAGTAATTGGGCGACGAATCCAACCACCACGACCAAGTTTTCCGATAAGTGGCACAGGATGGTAAATCAAAAACTTATTTCTGTAGACCAAGGTATTGTAGGCGCAGTAACTACCTTGCAGATATCCTTTCTCGACAATGGCGTCAAAGTGAGAGCCAAAGACATCCGCAATATAAACCAAGTCACCATCGATTTTACAGGCAAGAACGTCATCTAACTTGCTTTCCGTGATGAAGTCCCTAATTGCGTCTACAGCAAAGGTGTTATAGGTCGATAAGTAGTTTTCTTCAGGAGACGTCCTTAAGTCTTCAAGAGAGTGGGAAGCGTCAACATGGTAAGGGTATTCATTAAAGACTAATTCCATGCCATAGTCTTTCTTGAATGTGTCTTGCCAGTCCTTAAGGTAATTGATGCTATTGTCTGTTTGATCGACCTTAGAGTAGGTAACAAACAAGTAGTCCAGTACAGGAGCAACAGACAAAGCACAAGCTACAGCTGTTTTCTCCTCATTACAGAGGCGAAGGCATCCGATTTTAGTTGTCATTTCAAAAGCAGGTGTTGGCACATATCAAGAAAGCCATTTTGTTCCCCGAAGAATTCAATGTACTTATCAGCTGTCAAAGCATTGAGGTAGGTAAGAATTCCAGTGCCTTCAAAAAAGTCCTTAGGCAAGGAATTTTGAACAAGAGGCTCAAGCTCGGTAAAACCTTCTTTTTCGATAAGTCGCTCAGCTCGTGATTTGAGCATAGAAGGGTATTCTTCCTCGGCGTAGTAGATAGTTTTGCGGTTTTCTGTATCCCACTTCTTCCACATTGCCGAAGGATAGAACGTCGAATTTCCACGCTTAAAGCTATAGTCAAGAGTTACTATTGCAGGGAAACTCTTTCTATCTGCAAGACCCTTTTTGCTATCTTGAAACTCGACTACTCGAAGGAAGCAAAGAGCATAAGCTATTTGTCCAGCAACAAGGTCATTTCTCTTTTCAAGACTCTTGAGAATTTCTTCCCTTAAGTCTGTGGCAAGTAGTTCGATTTGCTCCTCTTGTTCTATCATGGCTTTCTGGGGTTAGTTATTTCCCAGTAGAGCCGAATCCTCCAGACCCACGAGTTGTTTCTTCTAAGGTCTCGGAGAATGATACTTCTACTGGAATTCTCTTAGCAAAGATGATTTGCCCGATCTTATCGCCCTTCTGGTAGATCTTCTTCATATTTGGCACGATGTAAAGTCGTCCGTCAATGATTCTGTAATCTGAAGGCGCAGGTAAGTAGTTAAAGCGAAGACAAATCTCTCCTCGATAACCATTATCAATTACACCGACAGAGTTGCAAAGCTGTAGTCTATACTTGCTCACTGATGAACGTGGATATGCTAGTGCAAACACGTCCTTATCTTCTGGTTGCATGTATATGCCTGTGTGGTACTCGATGTAGTCAATTGCCATGTATGCTTCGCAATTGAGCGTCGGTAAGTAAATAGAATCGCCCTTAATGGTTGGTTCAAGAATTGCAGTTACATCAAACCCTGCATCTTCTGAATGTGCCGTAGAGAATTCTACTTTACCTGTTTGCAAGAGTGTTACCTTGGTTGATTGCATTAAGAGTAGGGTATCAGGTGGAATTCTATAGTCAAGGAATTCTACCTCAATGCCTTTTAGGCATACCTCTCCTTAAGAACATAACTTGGTTGGGTTGATGCAATGGTTGCCCTAATGCAAGCACAGTTGTTCACCCAGCCTATTGCTCCTCGTCACTCATCGAACATAGTCCGATGAGATGCCAAGGACCCTACATGCAGTAACGATTTAAATTTGTTTTTAAAAGAATTTAAAGGACAAAAAGGAACGCAGGAAGAAAGCTCCGAGCAGCTAGACGCTTGCTATAGGCAGGGGTAGCATCTAAGGCTTAGGCTGAAACTGTATGCCTTAGCTAGGGTAGCGTCTAAGGCCTATAGCAGCTAGAGGTAAGCTATAGCTAAGGCTAGCGTCTAAAGCTTTAGCTATATATGGTAGCTATAAGTACCTCTAGCATAGAAGGTATACCGATGAGGTGGCCGCCGGTAACAGAGCCTTGAGCAGGTAGACTTACACCCCCCTTCGGGAAAGGGAGGCGTAAGTTGAAGCTCAATTGAGGTTTTCGCCGTATAACGGTCGCTCTCACAGTCTAGAACTAAACAGGAGGAGTATCTTCATTTCTGGTTGCGGTCACTCTGTAAACCAGTCAGCTTTCGGCTGTTCCTCCTGCTACACCACATTTTTCAATGTCAGTGGCGGGGTGTCCCCATCCAGAATCACAGTAGATTTCCGTGCAGGGATTTGAATCGCTTTGTTTTTTCTACAGAATCGCCGCAATCGGAGTTTCCTTGCCGTACTGCTTGTCTATTCTGCCCTCTGCCATATAGGAAGAGCCGAGGGTACGCTGTCAATCACGTATCTACGAGTGATGTTACACAAAAACTGCGCAAGAGTCAACAAAAAGTAAAAATTTTTTCTTCAACTCATAAACAAGACCATGAATAAACGTTGACTTTAGGCGCATTATGGGTTAAAAAAGCACTTGCCATGAAGAGAGAGAAACTCCCTAGTATTCAAGATTCAACAGTCTTCTCTTATGCGACAACCCCAGAAAGGTACGAGTTTGCTTGGGAAATCGCCGAAGAGTTGTACTACAAGTTTTATATCAAAGGGTTATTCAGGAGCTTTGCAAAACGATATAACGCATTTAACGATTCTCTTAAAGGCATTGGAACGCTAGAGAAGCGAGACATCCAGTCAATGTTCTGCGACCTCTCCAGGCACGTCGAAGGAGTCTACATAGCGGACAAGTACAGAAGCACCGACTGGGTAGCAGAGGCAAACGAGTTTGCAACAACCTACAACTACTTCGTGCGCAAGATAGCAGTCAACATGGACAAGGTAGGATTTGCAATCTCTGCCGACGACTATGTAATCAACAAAGAAGAGCTAGTGGACAAATCTCTCTACAACGGCAAAAAGCTCATCTCAAAGATACGTCGAGAAGAAAAGGCACGCTTTGCGAAGATCGAAGAAAGAAAGGGAGTACCAGAAAACGCCCAGAATGCCCCTAAAACGCTCGACCCTGTCTTAGCCGAAGAATCAGACATGCTCGACCTACAACGCAATTTAAGGGGCATTAAGAGGCTTTGTAACGAGTTTTCAGGCGAGCCATTCATTCCAGAGAGTGACATCAAGAGAATTCGATACGCTGCCGAACACATCCGAGAAGAGATAACCAAGAAGGCAGAATCGAATACTTTGACGAAATCCGACGTTAGCAAGTACATGTACGACCTTTGGGAAATCGAAGGGGTCAACAGAGACATGTTCATGAGCTACCAAGAAGCCTACGAACAAGAAGCTCTCAAGGAGAATTTTGGCTTTTCAGATACAACAGAAGGTGAATTCCAAGTAGTTGAAGAAATTCACGACTTAGACCACGTAGAGCTAGAAAAGCACGAAACACACGTTGAGAACGTTCGAGAAGCTATAAAAGCAAAGTATATCCCTAAGCTTAAGGCGTTAAAAGAATTCAGAGAAACATTTAAGGACAACAAGTCAATCGAAGTCCTCATCAAAGAGATAACGGCATTGGTTGACTTTGCCACGAAGGCATGGAAAGATAATGAATGTCTCCTGTCCGACTTTGTCTCCTTCGAGGAGAAAATGGTATCAGTAGAAGAAGCAACCGCACGCTTCGTTTGTACAGGAGAATATCACACTAACGAACAATAATTTATGGCCAAAAAAGACGACGAAATAGCAGAAGTAGACTCCTCAAAATTCTTGAAGAGCTTCATGCTCAACAAGCAGAACAAGTCCCTCTACTACAAGAAGGTCGAACACGACTACAGAATTTCCAGTGGAAGCATCTTACTTGACGAAATGATTGGAACACTTGCGCCATGTATGTTCCGATTTTATGGCGCATCAGGAGGCGGAAAGACATCCTGCATGTTGTCCTACATGAAAGACTTCCTCGAAACAGTCCCCAAGGCAAAAGGCATCTACTTCAAATCCGAGGGACGATTCAGCGACACGCTCCGCAATAACTCAGGTATTTCCTTTGTAGACGACGAGATCGACTGGCAAGACGGCAAGTGCATCATCATTGAAACAAACTTCTACGAAGGGGTATTCAACCTAGTAGAGCAACTCATCAAGGGGAATTTTGACAACAAATTCTTCTTCATTGTAGACTCAATGGACGGACTCATCTTGCAAGGCGATGGAGAAAAAGACTTCAGCGAAGCAATCAAAGTAGCAGGTGGAGCAACCCTCTCAACTCTTGCCATGAAAAAGCTCTCTGTTCCACTCTCAGCAGGAGGACACTACTTAGGGCTTATTTCTCAACAACGAGCCAACATCAAGACAAACGCCTATACGCACGAAGTCAACCAGATGAAGCTCGACTCCTCAGGAGGTAATGCTCTCATCCACTTCCCAGACGTCATCTTGGAATTCTACACGGTCAAGGTAGACAGTCAGTACTTTGAATCCAACGAAGACTTCAACCCAGCACGTCCGAAGGCAATCAACGACTTCGACAAAATGAGCAAAGACCAACCAGTAGGACACATGGTACGAGGCTTTGTTCGCAAGTCAGATAGTAATGTTCAGAACATGCCCTTGGCTTATCCTATCCGATACGACCGTCCAGGAGAATGTATTTGGTGGGAAAGAGAAGTCATGCTTAAGCTTATCGCCGACTCTTGGATTTCCATTAAGACAACAGGCAACGTCGTGCCAGAAGACGGATTCAACGAACTCCTCAGCAACTACGACATTCCAGAATTTGAGCCTACCAAGGGCAAACTCAATGCCGAACGTGCGCTCAAAGAATCAGGCGCATTAGAGTTATTCTGGAAGCTTTTTAAGAAAGAAAACCGAGAACGTCACATCGTAGACGAAAAAGGCAGACGCTGTGGCTTTATGGTCATCAATGCTATCACACAAAAGGTAGATCTTGACTAATGAAATTCCTCTCCCTCAACGGCAAGCTCAAGACTTTGCGCTCTCCCTCGAAGTACCTCATTGATTGGAACAAACAATCAAGAAGTAAGTTCCAGATGGAAGCCAAGAAGTTTTTAAACCAGTATTGGTTGATGGATATTGTTTTTGAAGAATTTCCTGTTGTCGGGACAAAGCTAACCCTTGATTTTTATAACGCTACGAGAAGAGTAGCAGTCGAAATTCAAGGAGCACAGCATCAGAGATACAACCGATTCATGCACGGAGGTTCAAAGATAAACTTCCTAGACCAACTCGAGCGAGACGCAAAAAAGCTTGAGTTCTGCGAGAAAAACGATATACTCCTTGTCGAGATTTACCCCGAAGATAAAATTTGCGAAGAAACGTTCGCAAAGTTTGGAGAAAACATTTTATGAGCGATGATTCACTACTGCAAGAAGATACTAACCCTGAAGAAGTTGAACTACCCGAATACAAGAAATTAGACACAATACCATCTGCTCTTCGTAGAGCAATCTACGAGATGTCAGGAGGGGCTGACTACAACAAGGGATTCTACCTCTTTGTATGCAACGCCGATGGGTTCATTGAAACGTACTCATTCTGCGAAGGGGCTATCGAAGACGCCATTATTCAGAACATGGTTTATACGATTGCACAGCACAATGCTAAGCGTCAACAAACCTTGCTCACTCGGTCATTAGGAGATTTGGGTAATGCTTGAGGGTCTTTCGTATAGCAACAAGTTCAACCTCCTAGACACAGAAAAAGCTCTCCTCGCCCTGATTCTCACGAAGAAGGGTGTTATTGATGATATTATCAATATCCTCAAGAGGGAAGACTTTGAAAACGGTGAAAACACCATTCACCGAACAGTCTACAGCTTGTGTGTTCAGTGTTATGAACGATATCGGTACGTCTCGATTCCAGCCGTCATTGACGAGATTAAGAATTCTGGCGTGATACGTCTCTCTGGGGCAATCAACATGGACATTAGTCAATATGTTGAAAGCCTTGGTACAATGCTCATCCGTGACGACAATCACATTGGGCTAGCCAACATCCTCAAAGACGCATCCAAGCGCAGAAAAATTTTCGTTGCAACAGCTGATATTCAGAAGTATCTGCTCAAGACTCCCTTCGATAACGCAGGGGAAACGGTACGCAACGTGGAAAAGATTTTCCAGGAATGCGTTAGTACCATTGAGCGAGGCTCTGAAGTACCTGTCAACATTTACGACGACATTGTTGACGCAATCGAAGAGACAACCAACCAAGATGCCCTCACAAAGGGCTTAGAATGCCCTTATCCGACGATTCAGAAGATTTTTGGGTCTCTCCTTCGTCCAGGGAACATCACCCTGTTTACGTCACGTTCTGGCGTGGGTAAGGCATTATGTGATACAGAGGAAGTCTCTACCAAGTACGGTGGTTGCAAACCTATTTCTAAGCTCAAGGAAGGTGAAATCATCATTTCCCAGGACGGACGAGAAACAAAAGTCAAAGGCGTCTATCCTCAAGGGTTTAGAAAATGCTACCGAGTACGTTGGGCAGATGGTCGTCAGTACACCCTTTGCGACAAGGAACACTTGTGGACAGTCAATCTCAGAAATGGAGATATCGACGTTCTACGAACAGCTCCTGCAGAGAAGATTGAGCCATTTGTTTCATCCGATGTGAATATCTACGTGGAAACGTCACCAGTAGAATACTACCACGACCCAGGTATCAGAGGTACAGACGGTACGTTCTACAACTACGGTAAAGCCTTTGGTGACTCTTATTCCAACGACGACGGAACTCACAAGTCACTTCAAGACTTGCCACTAAGCACGATCTCAATGTCAAGACGCTTGGCATTCATGAAAGGCTTCACCCTTGGCAATACCGCTGTGACATTCCCAGAAGGGAAGATAACTCAACATAGATACTCAAGCTACTTTGAGAAAGGAGTTGTCCTCTCAAGCGTCACATCAGTATTCACCACGGAAGAACTCAAGGATGCTGAAATTTTCCTCGACTGTATCCGTTCAATTGGTGGAGTGGGCGTTATTTCCAACCGACGTACTCCGTTTAAGCGTTGTACAAAAAATGGTTACGTGCCTGTTCAGAATGCCTATGATGTGCATTTTATCTCAATGCGCCTCTACAGAGAACTAGGATTCTTAAGCGATTCCGACAAAGACTACCAGTTCAGAGACTACGTGAGAATTTCCGCCATGGAAGAAGAGCGTAGCAAGATGCCATGCACGTGTATCTATGTGGACGACGAATCCCACTTGTACACCCTCAAGAATGGCGTTTTGACTCACAACACTCAAATCACCATGGACTTAGCCACAAAGGTATCTGATAGATTTGGCGTGCCAGTTCTTCACTTCGATAATGGGGAAATGAGCAAGCGAGAACTTCAGTACCGCCGTATCTCATCTCTTGGTAAAATCAACTACTACGACATCGAGTCTGGGCGTTGGCAAGAGTACTCAGGCAACATGGCGAAAATCAAAAACGCCATAGCCGCAACCAAAGGCAAGCAATTGTATTACTACCAGGTTGCAGGTAAGGAGTACGAAGAAATGCGAGATATTGTCAAGTGGTTCTACGAAAACGTCGCCAAGGGAGGACAGATGATATTCTGCTTCGACTACCTCAAGCCACCACAAAACGGCACAAGAGAAGACGAACACAAGTACCTTGGACGAATGCTCGACAAATTCAAGACGCTTATCCACGACGAAATTCTAGTCAACAGAAAGCCTGTGATATCAATGCTTACGTCGGTTCAGTCAAACCGAATGGGCGTTGTATCCAAGAAATCATCTGCAGACATGGACGACTCAGAAAACGTCTTTGGTCTATCCGACCGACTGATTCACTATGCGTCTCACTGCGCAATCTTGCGTAACAAGACTATTGATGAAATTCAGATGGAAGGCGAGGAATTTGGCACTCACAAATTGATTTTTGTCAAAGGTCGATTCCTTGGAGAAGACCCCGACGGATACTTGAAAATGGTCGAGATGCCAGACGGTTCTCTGCGGAAGAATTCTATCAACCTAGAGTTCAAGAACTTCGCCGTGACAGAAAAGGGAGACTTACGAGACGTCGCCAAGTCTCTTATAGCAAAGAATTCAAAGTTTAAGAAAGATGACTCAGCAACAATCGACGCCCCATTTTGACGTGCTAAGCTTCTTGCAATCAATGGGATACTCACCCACGTTGCAAGGAGAATTCTACCGATGTGCGGCTATTTACCGAGATGGAGACAATCCAACCGCTCTCAGTATCAACAAGAATACTGGACGATGGAGCGACTTCGTCTCAGGTATTAGCAACGCACCCTTTGAAAAACTTATCGACCTCACGCTAGGAGATGAGAGCAAGCCACTTGTAGACGAATTCAAAAACGCTACATCAATGGGAATGCTAGAAGTTAAGCACCAGTTTTCCAAGGAAGAATACATGAAAGACGACGTCTACTCACCTCACTTGCTCAAGAACTTACTCAACCTCTATACGTTCTACGAAAAGCGAGGGATTAGTCAAAAGACTCAAGAAGCCTACGCTTCAGGTTACGCCTCCTCTGGAAAGATGTACGGACGAATTGTCTTCCCTATCTACAACGAAGAAAATCAACTGATTGGCTTTGCAGGTAGAGACGTCTATTCCAGAGACACAAAGAATTGCCCGAAGTGGAAACTTATTGGCAAGAAAAAGAATTTCGTATATCCTTTCCACTTACCAGGGATGGACGTTCAATTCATGGACGACTTCAACAACAAAGGTCGAGAAGTCATTCTAGTTGAAAGTATTGGCGACAGCATGGCATTGTACCAGAACGGCATGAGAAACAACCTCGTGTGCTTTGGTCTTGCTTGTCAAGAATCCCTAGCCGCTTTCTTGAATCACCTCAACCCAGACATGATAACGATTGCCTTCAACAACGATGCGAATTCGTCTATCAACCGAGGGTTAGTTGCGTGTGTGAAGACGTATTTGGCTCTTACAGGGCTTTTTAGTCCCGACAAGGTAAGAATCAAGCTCCCTCTGCGAAACGACTTTGGAGACATGGTTATGAGCGGAGAACAGGACATCTTCGACCGTTGGAAGGTGAAAGGAATCGACATGAGCAAGCAAAGAGCCTACATGAAACAGATGGTTCTCAAAAACCCAGAGCTATTCACCAAGAAAGAAGCAGGACTAGCCAAAAAAGTATTTGTGGAGGACTAAAGATGCCAGAACGAGACGCACCAAAAACCGCTTTATCAGCCTCACGTATCAAGACGTTGGAGACTTGCAGTTGGCTGTACTATTGCAAGTACGTCCTCAAGATTCCAGACAAGTCAAACGAAGGCGCAATGAAAGGGTCTGTGACCCACGCCGTGATGGAAGTTTTAGGCGATCGAGCCAGACGCCAAGGATATTTTGACCGAATTGCCTACACGCAAGACGTTGACAGCGTGCCGTCAATTAGCCGAATGATATCTTGGTACGCCAACAAACTAGGCATTGGTTCGCCAGAGAATCTTGCGGACATCAAAAACATGTGCCTTGCAGGTATCAACTACGACTTCTACGGAGACAGCTGTGGGCAACAAGAAGGACACTCAGAAATCGAGTTCAACATTGTTAAGAACGAAGGAGGGAAATTCTACAAGATTAGAGGCTTCCTCGACAAGCTGTTCATCTACGATGGAGGTCGGCAAGCTCTCATCCGAGACTTCAAGACATCCAAGAAAGTCTATGTAGGCGAAGAAGTTACAAACAACTTACAGCATTTCTTTTATTCATTAGCAACACGTCATATGTTTCCTAATGTGGAGAAATCACAAACTCAGTTCTTATTCTTGCGTCACCCGATGAACGCAGAAGATTCTTCAGGAGTCATTAACATTGATTTGAATGATAATGATATTGTAGAAGGCTTTGAATATGAACTAACTGATTGGCAAATTCTCGTGGACAATTTTAATTTGCGAGATGCGCTTGCAGGAATAGCTTCTGACATGCCATACCCCACGGACGGAACGTTTGGTGGTCCTCTAGCGTGTGGGCGTGCTAAATGCCCGAATACCTTGAAAAAGGACGGCACGCCTATGTGGTATTGCCCAGCGAAATTCCCCTTTGAATACTACAAGATTTTGCGTCGATCTGATAACGCATTTATCGCCTCTTGCTTTATCGAAGATAAACAGGAAATGATGCAAAAATATCCAAGAGAAGAGTATTTGTACAAGTGGGAGGTTTATTCTGGTTGTCCTACTTATAATCGTGCGAACTATTAAGTTGTTGACTTAAAAGGAGAGTCATGGTAAACTCTCCTTCGATGTCACAACAACCAGTTATACCGTTTTTTAAAACTCATACGTCTATTGGTAAGTCGCTTTTACGTATCAAGGACGTATTCCGTTTAGCACAAGAGAACAAGCTTGCTCTAGTCACTCTTATTGAAGACTCGATGATTGGCTTCCCAGAAGCACTTCGACTCAGTAAGAAGACTGGAATCAAGCTTGTTTTTGGTATCCGCTTTGATGTATGCAACGACCTCTCCGACCCCAAGGAGAAGATCGAGAATTCTCGTAGCAAGATGATTGCCATTATGCGCAACGACGAAGGCTACAAGGATTTGATTAGCTTATACTCAGAGGTTCATACCAACGAATACGATTGCACGGACTACAAGAATCTCGCCCACTACTTCACGGATTGCCAAGACACGCTCTTATTTGGCTTACCCTTCTACGACTCATTCATTGCCAAGAATAGTCTCACGACATCCGATTGCTTGCCTCAGTTTGGAAACTACAAGCCATTCCTTTGCGTAGAAGAAAATGGACATCCGTTCGACGATATTATCAAGGCTCGTCTTACTCACTACCAGTACATCCACGGCAACCGAGTTCAGCCTTGCAAGTCAATCTACTACGAAAACTACCAAGACTTCGACGCTTACACGACGTACCGATTGATTTGCGGACGTTCCGTTTACGGCAATGCCTCCTTGGATAGGCCGAATTTACCGTACTTCTTCTCCAACCGTTTCTGCTTTGAAGACTGGAAAAACAACACTCACCAGGAGGTAGAAACATACGTACGTTTTGAAGACTCCTCTCTCAAGGGGAAGAAGCTCGTTGTCTTCGATACTGAAACAGAAGGTCTCAATCTTCATTCATCCAAGCCTTGGCAGATTGCGTGGGTAGAAATGCTCAACGGTAAAGTCGTCAACAAAGAGATGCACTATCTCGCCTGGGACGATATTAACGTATCCAAGGAAGCGGCAGCTGTTACAGGATTTGACATTAACGTCTACAACGCCAAGAAAGAAGACCCCAAGCTTATCATTGAAAAGTTCTGGAAGCTCATTTCCGACCCTAACGTGGTCGTTGTAGGGCAGAACGTGCTTGGCTTCGATATCTTTATGCTCGAAGAAGTGAGACGCCTTGTAGGGCTTCCTACGGACTTCTCCTACCTTAGCCGAGTTTGTGACACGGTTTCATTGTCTCGTGCGTATTTGTGCGGAATAGCCAAGTCTCCAGAAGAGTCGATGGTAGAATTCTGCTTCAAGATGCTTAACTACAAGCCAGAGAAGAGAATCTCCGTCAAACTCAACAAAATGCTTGCTCACTTTGGTATCGACTACGACGAAAGTAAATTGCACGACGCTCTCGTTGATACAGAGATGACCGCCGAGCTTGCTTTGCGCCTATTGAGAGTTCTTGGCTTTGAAGAAAACCCACCTTTCAGCCTCTCCGTATCCTCTGTAAAGACGCCAGAATGCACGCCGATCTTCCGAGATACAGACCGATACGAAACACCTATGTTGGAAGGCGTTATTCTTCCAACAGCAGACATTCCTGCAGAAGAAGCAGAAGCACTTGGTCTCCCTTCAACTTGCACGTCTCTTGAATTCCTCCGAGCATTGTGCAATGACGGATTCAAGCGCATTGGTATCGACCAGTATCCCAACTTCGACGACTACAAGAAACGCCTAGACTACGAACTTCAAGTCTTAGATGCTTGCGGATTTGTCGATTACATGCTCCTTAACCGAGAAATTATCCAACACTGTAAGCAAGTTGGAATCCCCACAGGTAAAGGTCGTGGTTCTGCAGCAGGTTCGCTTGTATTCTATCTCCTCGATGTAACACGTGTTGACCCTCTGAAGTATGGGCTTATCTTTGAACGATTTGTATCAATGGCTCGTGCTAAGAAGATTCAAGGTAAAGACGGAAGAACTTACTTGGATGGTGGTCTACTCGCTGACTGTGACTTGGATATTTCCTACGCCGACAGACCTAAAGTTGTAGACTTTGTGTTCGAGCGATTCAACGGTAACGCCTGTAAAATTCTCACTGTAGGAACACTTTCTGGGAAGTTGTGCATTAAGGAATGTATGAAGCTTGTCGGTGGCTTTGCGGAAGAAGACACGAAGCCAGTCTCAGACATGATTCCCAAGCAATACGGAGTCGTAAAGCCTCTCAAAGAAGCCTATGAATCATCCGAGGACTTCAAGAAATTCTGCGACGACAACAGAAAAGTATTTGACATTGCCCTGCGCCTAGAAGACCTCAACAAGAACACAGGCGTTCACCCTTCAGGTATTGCTATTTCCGCATTCCCACTCAAAGAAACGATGCCACTTCAATTGACCAAGGATGGCGACCTAGTTTCTAGTTTTGAAATGGCGGATGTGGCGTCAATCATGGTTAAGTTCGACTTGCTTGGCTTGCGTACCCTTACGCAAATCAAAGCAACCTGCGACATGCTAGGCATGGACTACACCAAGTTGGACTACACCAACCCAGAGATTTACAAGTTCATCAACAAGGACATCATCCCCAAGGGCATTTTCCAAATTGAAGCCGATACAAACTTAAAGGTCGCAATGGCTGTTAAGCCCGAAAATTTGGAAGAACTCTCTGACGTTGTGGCACTTGCTCGCCCAGGCACGCTCGCTTATCTAGGTGACTACGTAAAAGCCAAGGAAACAGGCGAAATGCGTCATTCTGGTGACGAAGGAATGGACTCGCTACTTCATGAGACTAAAGGGCTTTTGCTGTTCCAGGAAACGTTGATGATGATTTCCCACAAGGTGTTTGGATTTACCCTTGAGGAGTCCGAGATGCTGAGAAAAGTTGTGGGCAAGAAGAAAGTGGACCAGATGCCTGCCTTCGAGTCAAAAATTATGGAAGGCGCAGAGAAGAATGGCGTATCCAGAGAAGCGGCTTTGTATTTTTGGCAGGTATGTCAGGAATCGGCAAACTACTCTTTCAATAAATCACACAGCTTGTGCTATGCAGCAACAGCTGCAGAAACAGTCTATCTAAAGTATTGGTTTCCGAAGGAATTCTACTGTTCACTTTTGGAACAAGCGACCGCAGAGCCAGACCCCTTTGCTGAAATTGAGAAAATCACTCAAGAATTGCCCAACTTCGGAATTAGACTCCTACCACCAGATTTAGCCAACTCCGAGCTAGCCTTCTCCATTGAAGGAAACGACATTCGCTACGGCTTAGGTTCAATCAAAGGCGTATCCTCACAGACGTTCCAGAAGATAGTCAACTTCCGCAACGAGACACAGAGAGATATTTGCGACATCTATACCTCAGCCAAGCGAGCAGGTCTATCAATTGGCGTGCTAAGTTCATTTGCCCAGGCAGGGCTATTTGATAGTTTCCTCAATGGGAAGAGACGATGCTACTTGGTGTACATGCTCCAGACTATAAACGCCATTACGCCACGCCAGAGAGAAGCTGTATTTGCGATCTACAAGTACCGTCACCAGACCGACCCGAACGTAGACCTCATGCAAATCATCCTAGAATGCGCTAAAAACGGCTCAGTGGACTCAAACGGTAGAATCTTATTCCGAGGAGGAATCGAGCCTGTACAGGGCAAAATTTTCAAGTTTAGAGCAATCTACGACCAGAACAGCAAGATGCCAGATTTTGCGGATTGGTTCTACGAGAAGAAAGTACTAGGCTACTCCTATTCCCAGAGCGTGAAAGACCTGTTCGAGGAAGACAACGCCAGACTTATCGACTCTATAGAATTCCAACAGCTACCCAACAACGCCAAAGTCAAAGTAGTTGGATGGGTAGGAGAAGAAGTCAGCGAAGGCAAATCCCGAAAGAACAACTCCAAGTATTGGCGATTCTCCATCAACGACGACAACGGCAACATAACTTGTTTAATGATGGACGTAAAAACAAGGTCGTACACAAGGGAAAGTTTAACCAAGTACTTAAACGAAGGTGGCAAAAAACCAAGCAAGGGCAACATCATCTCGATTGTCGGCTCAAAAAGTAATGACGTCATATTCGTTAATTCGCTTGCCATTGTAGAAGAAAAGATTTATACGAGGTTCTCAGAGCTAAAGGACGAAGATGCCAGCAAACCCTGACGATTCAGAATTAACATTGGGCCAGCCTTCCGATAGGTTTTTTAAGATTGTATCCGAATTTTCCAAGAGGCTATATATCCTAGTTGAAAAAGGAAGCGGACACGCTTGGTCGTTGAACAATTTTATAGCGATATTGTTTTACCACCCAAGTTCGTTTGTACAATCATTCCTAGAGAAGAACAACATATCAACGGACGACTTCCCAGATGGGAGCGACAACGTGAATGTTTTTCCAGGAAGGCATAAGCCCAAACAAGCGGCCGATGCGGTGACGGATTTTGTCATGGACTACATCCGATGCGGATATCCGATAGATTACGTCACCGAAGACCATTTCATTCTTTATGCGCTCAAGGAGAACAAGGCGTTCAGAAAGTACTTTTCTCAATTCATAGAGGTCGATGGGTTCGTCAGTTACTTAGAGTCAGTATCCAAGATTTACGAAGGTGACATCCAAGCAATCACCGACGTCTCCGTCTTCGATGCTATCAATACCGATGGCGAGGACGACGATGATGATTTTGACGAACTCCCCGACGCTCTAAGAGAATATCTATCAAGGCAAAAGGCGCAATCAATGGAAGATCCACTCAACAAGGAAATCACGGATGAAGACGTATTAGGGTTCTTTACCGACGTCACGGAAGAAGTCTCCGAAATGGACGTATCACCTGCGATTTGCCGAGAACGAGAGATCGACGATTTGATTCACATCCTCAACAAGCGTACCAAGCCAAACTGCATTCTCACAGGCGATGCAGGGGTCGGCAAAACAGCAGTGGTCGAAGGATTGGCTTATAACATCCAAAAGAACATTGGCAATTTAGGACGCCTAAAGGGGTGCAAAATCTTCTCATTGGACATCTGCAAGCTCATGGCAGGTACAGCTTACCGTGGGCAAGCAGAAGAGCGTATGAACAAAGTCATGGAGTACTTCGCCAAAAACGAAAACGTGGTACTCTTTATCGACGAAATTCACATGATTGTAGGCGCAGGTGGCAAGTCATCCGACGACTCCTGCGATTTAGCAAACGCTCTCAAGCCACACCTCTCACGAGGGAAAATCATTTGCATTGGCGCAACGACTCAACAAGAATACGAACGCCACATTAAAAAAGACTCTGCGCTAGAACGACGATTCTCCGTCTTGGAAGTCAAAGAGCCAACAGCCGAGCAACTCAACAAAATTATGGATGCCCTCAAAGTTAAGTTCGAGGCATTCCATGGCGTCGAGTTCGACAAAGACACGCTCGATAACGTCATTTACGTCTGCAAGGAATTGATGCCTAACAGAAAGTTCCCCGATAAATCGATCGACGTACTTGACTCTTACGGCTCATACCTTAAGATTAAGGAAGTCAAGCCTTCCAAGGAGAATTTCCTAGACTTCATTGTCTCAAAGGTAGTTCCACCAGACAACAGCTCAATGGTTGGTTTTGGCGTCAACAGATCCGCTAAAGTTTTAGACCTCATCAAGGACAAGATAAAATGAGTGAAGTCGAAGGAAATCTATATTTGTGGACCCCACCAGAGATTAGTTCCTCAGAGAAGAACGTAGTCAATGACATCATTGACCAAATCAACGCTGGGTCTATTGTAAAGATTCAATCTGAAGGCGTAGAAGCTTTAGAGTACCATTGGAATTACGACTCTTACAAAGTCCGCACGAAAGAGGACAACCAAGAGTTTGTGATGAAAATTAGCTTTGGAGACTCTGCATCATTGTCCAAGGAGTACGACGTCCTAAAGAAGCTTGCTAACACAGGAGCAGTTCCTTACGCAATGGCACTTCATCCAGTAAGATTCTTTTCAGACGATGGTATTGCCACGCTAACGAAGAAGATTGATGGAGTAGATTTGTTCAATCTTGGAATCCACGAAATGTTCTCTCACGACGAAGCTGTGGAAGAATTTTTCATGGCACTAGGAAAGATTTATGCGACAGATATTTCTTCATTAAAATTCATTCCTAGAGAGACGACAATCACGAGTTGTGTTGGAAATCTTAGAGGAACTTTTGGAGAAGAAGCGGCCGAGAAATTCAACAAAATCTTCAACGTAAAAAAGTTTGAAGATAGTTTTGAAGAGTTAAGGCTAGAACTAACAGCTAAGGCTTCTCAGTACAACTTGGACTGCATTGTTAATAGCGACCTAAATCCATTTAACATCATGGGGTTTGGTGGTGACGATATCAACGCACCAGGTGTTTACATCAACAATTGGACAGGGTGCTTTGTAGGGAATCCTCTGTACGACTTTTACAACCTGATTATCGAGAACAGGCTGTTTTCAGAAAAGCCTCGCATAGAGAAAATTTTCTTTTCAATGATGAAGAAAATGATTCCTGAAGTAGCGAAGGAGATGGAGGAACTTTCTATCGAGTACCTTAACTACTTCCAGGTGCTTCAGTTTTGGAGATACGTTGAGGAGTACTTATCCTTGTCAATTGAGACTCTGATAGGCAATAATGTTTCTATACGCTCTATGATGCTCAAGCAGAAGATAGAGTCTATTAGAAGAGGGATTTTTAAGATCTCACCTAAATTTGAGAAAATGTTCTCTGAATTTTGTATCATCTGCGACAAGATAGGAGAACAAAAACAAAAGAAAGAAGAGAACGATGATTAACATATTCAAGCCAAATGGCTCAAACTCTGGACACGCCGCATTTTTCAAGTACCACCCTACAACGGACATGGTATTCTTGGAAATGATTAAGCAGTCAAACTGGGATTCCGTCAACAAGAAGGGAAGCTTCAAGCAAGACAGAAAAGACCCTGCAAAATTCATTGCAGTAAAGCTAAGTATGTTCGAGCTTGGCAGTATCATCAACTGCTTTGAACGACGCACAAATTTCAGTACCGTTCACATGGGAACGAACGGTAGCATCGGAATCAACTTAAGCGTCAAAGACAAGGTAGACCGCAACACCAACCAACCGATTGGCAAGTTCTTTTCCTTGGGTGTGACACGCTCAAAAGAAATCAAATTCTGGATTTCCATCGAAGAAAACGAAGCAGTCGTGCTGAGAGAGTTCTTCAAATATGTATTGACTTTGCACGCCAAGAAAGTTATAGAGGACCAACAGAAGATGTTTGAATCTTCCAGAAATCAACCACAACAGTCCTATGCCCAGGAAGCCTACCCAGAAGCCCAAATCCAAGACCAACAAGGCTGGGGATACAACCCAGGATATTGAGAATTTTACGCTCGAAGGATTTACAGAAGTTGTCATTGAAACTCCTGAGCCTCAACCAGAAGAAGAGGTCGTTCCAGAAGTTGTAGAAGCAACGGAAGAGCCACAACCAGAAGAGGAAACTCCTGAAGAAGAACAGCCTCAAGAAGAGAGCCTCGACGCCTCTTGGTTTGTGAAGAGAGAAAGGGAATTGCCTAATTGGCGTTCCCTTATCAATGAAAAATTTCTGTACATCAACGAAGGGTTTTACAACAAGCGAGGGATTGCAATCCCTGAAAGTGTAAAAGATGCTGAAGACGATGGAGTCGTCGTTCGCCTGATCGGTCTAAAAGATTTGGCGACACGCCACGGTTACACGTCTATCAGTTACGAAATTCCCTTTACAGATGAGTCTAACTGCGTTGCGAAATGTAGTATTCAGTGGAGTCCTACACCTTATAATAACATGTGTGGAACTACAACCGAGGGAGTCGCTTCCTCAAACAAGGATAATACTCACGGCTTCGCTGTAAGATTCAAAGAAGCAATTGCATCCAACCGAGCTTTTGCACGTGCGGTGCGAGACTACTTCGGAATTTTCTCCGTCTGTGAAGAAGAATTGGATGAATCATCGGTAAAGAAAGAAGCCGAGCAGATTCAATCCAAGAGTAAAACCGCCAAAGAAATTCGAGCAAACAAATCTTTAGAAGCCAACGTTTCAAAGATTCTGCAGGTAGACACTATCGAGGAGTTTTTGAATTGCTGGGTGAAGCCAAGAATCGAGCAATACGGAATCGACGAGAGCGTTCTCTTCGCTACCTCCTATGAATCAATCTCGTCGGATATTTGTAGGAAGCTCAATTCGGTCATCCAGAAGGAAGCTAAAGAGAAAGGAGAGGCGTAAGCCTCTCCTTTTTTTATTTGTAATAGATGGTTCTTTCTAGTTCTCTGAATTCTTTTTCGGAATACCAGATCTCATCAGTCTGCGGAGTGTACTTCCCCTCCTCCGTCTGAATCGTCACTCCCTGTTGAAGTTTCAGCAAGGTGGGCTGATAGATATTCAAGTCTTTCATTGAGACTGACGATGCGGTTTCTGAGCAACTTGCAAGTATCAGAGCTAGAGCCAGCATCACGCAAGCTTTCAAGCTTCGAGATGAGTTCGTATTTTTCATTTTCGTAAGCGTCGATTTGCGTGTAGAGCGTTGTTTTGTTTTTAAGTCTAAGGTACTCTAAAGCAACGAGCAAAAGATTATTCAGCAGTTGAATCATCTTTCTTTTCTTCTTGCTTTTCCTTGTAACTCTTGACAGCCTTGTCGATAGCTTCGACAGCTTGTTGAACTTCGTCTACGATCTCATCATCCTTTGTTGTAGTCGTCTTCTTAACAATGATAGAAGCGATGGCGATAAGAACGAGAGCGATTGGAAGAATAGTAGCTTCCCAGTTCGTAAGGAAGAAATTGATAACGTTTTCCATACTCTCTTAATTACAGTAAGGAGAGAGAATGTAGTCGGAATCGACTTCGCACCGTTCGTGGACTTTACGGAAAAAGAGATATCCGTGATTCCTTAATGCTCTGATGTAAGCGTTGCGGATATGGAAATAAGTTCTAGGCTTCAGGCGTGGGACAAGATGCTTGTACTTTTCAGGCGTCTCTACCCAAGTGACGTGAGTGGTAGTCTTTCTCTCATACGGTAGAAGAGCTTCCTTCAAGAATGAAATGTAGTAGTGTTCGTCAGAGAAGAATACCAACCTACATCTTTTTTCTAGTTCTTGGGCGTTAGAAACGAAGAAATGAGCCGTATCTCTATCCATTATCCACCATTGAGAGGCGAGGGCGAAATTAGCTTTGCTGAAGCCTTTTACAGTTTTGAAATGAGAGCGCATCCAACGGAATTCTAAGTTCTCACGTGCGTTTTCAATCGAGAAAGCAGGGAGCTTCATCGATTGTAGGATATCAATTGTTTTTGTGATATTGTAGAGAGGGCAGTGAGATTCGCTTAGGAGAACGAAAATTTTATTGTTCTTATTCTTAAAAGCTTCTTCTAACAGAGCGTTCGTTGCCTTAACTAGAGACAGCTCACTCCAGTCTGTTTCAAAGTGTTTTTCAATTACCCTATTGTCAATCCAGGGAATGAAAGATTTTTCTTTTTGGTGGACATAGAGATTCCACCGTTCGTCTGATTCGTCAAAGAATTTTCTCCACAAGTTAGGCTTAGTAAACCCACTCGAAGTTAGTAGCAAGAAAGCAACGGAATCCATTTTGTCATATCTACACAACCGACATCTTTGCCTCCTACCTTAAGGTCGTCAATGCCGAGTCTTTTTAAGAATCTTAAGTACAAATTTTGTTGGTCTCTTTTAATGAGATCGAAGACTGCGTATTTCACCCCTAGTTCCCTAGAGGCATAAGCCGCTCCTATACGAGTAAATTCTAACGTAGCGAAAGGGTCGTCTTTTGAAAAAAACATATACTCTACGTAAATAGAAGGAGTATCTCTGAAAGAAGTCATTCTAAACGGCATAAACCAAAATTCTTTATTGCCTAGTTCGTCAACAACATCGACTACAACTGTTTTTGTTCTACCGTCATTTTTGAGAGAAGAATCTATAGGGTCGGTAACAGCTGTAATTTTTTGCCGAAGAGAAAGGTTCTGGAGGCTTAATTCCATTTTTGAAAACCTATCTATTACAATGGCTTTCATCTTTTCTCCTGCGACAGGGTCGTCTAAGAAATGAATAGAGGTAACATTATATTTCCCTTTCACAGCAAAAGACATTATATACTTTCTAAAAAAAAGCGAGAACAAATTTGCGATTTTGTAGTCTATATAGTATCACCACCTAATATATCTTAGCGAGGTGGTCGCCAACAACAACACAAAATGCACAACATGAACAGACTAGAGAAAGAAGCTTGTGACGAAATTTGGGAAGCCATTCGCTTAATTAGTCAAGCTTATGGACGCCTAGACGATATTGTCGAGAAAGCTGAGGAAGACGGCATTGATTCTTGCGAACTCTTTGTATCTGTGGAAGATCTAAGAGATGAGATTGGATGCCTCTTTGAAGACTCGATTGCCGAGTTAGAAGAAGACCTTCGAGACGCTTTATACGACGAAAGCTTCTGATTGTGGACTCACCCTCTAGGAAAATTTCTTAGGGGGTGTTTTTTTCTTGAGTGCCTCTCTGTAAAAAGTGTACCGTGTGTAAGACTATTAGAGATGGCGATTCAAAGATATGTACCAGAAACTGTAGGAGACGACCCCTCCGAGTTCCTACAGGGGTATCACGACAATTTTACGGAGTTGATGTCCTTTGAGCCGTCGGCGATTATTACTCTGTACACTTTGTCCTACGGAGAAACAACTTATAGATTCTTTCCTGGAAACGTCGAACAGGCAAAAGATGGCAAGCTAACAGGCTTTCCCTTCTCGAAAGAGCTTATTTACGATGGGGAATATTACTTCCCTATTCCTTGCGAAGACGAAGGATTTGAAGCGAGTATTGGCAACAAATTCCCCAGACCTAAATTCCGAATTTCTAACGTCGTCAACAAATTCAGAAATCCCAACGAAGGAGAAGAAGGAACAGGGTATCTTTCCTACCACCGATTTATCTCTACAATCATGCGCTCCTATAACGACTTGAAGGACGCACGACTTAGAAGAAAGAGAGTCTTTTTGCGATTCCTTGACGGAGAGAATTTTGCAGGAGGAGAAAACCCATTCGGCATCCCAAACCCATTTGCTCTCATTGAAGACTCTGCGTGGGTTATTTATCAGAAGACGTCAGAAAACAAGTACTATGTAGAGTTCGAGCTTTCCTCTGTATTCGACGTAGAAACAGCATACACTCCTGCTAGAAGATTGTCTTGCAAGTTTTGCTCGTTCGATTATCGAGGCGATGGTTGTAGGTACTCTGGATTACCGATTTCAGACAAAAACGGAGATTGGTTTCAGTATAAAAATTCTAAATCGAAAACCTACTACGATGTAAAACTAAGAGTTTCTAGCCCTGTTGCTATCCTAGAATACGATCCGACTTCTTCCTATAAGATCGGAGATTGCTGTTACGTATCATCAGAGAAGACTTATTGCGAGACTCTGACTAATAGCGAGCCAGAATACGTAATTGATGGAGCAAACACCGATATGGTTGCGCTAAGGACTTACTATGTTTGCATCAAAGCGAACAACGCTTTAAACGTTAGAGAGCCAGGAAAGAACACAGATTATTGGCTTACTGACTGTTGCGGAAAAACGTTAGACGATTGTAGAAAAAGATTCGGGAACACAGAAGCAGAACTATATTCTGACAAGCAAATCAATTACCCCTTGCCTTTTGGTGGATTCCCAGGTATTAACGGAACTAAATACGCATAATGAAGATCTTTAGTTTTTGCGATACGATAGAAGAGGCTTTGGCTGAAGTAAAAGACTTTTGCAAAGATTTGGCGGTTTTAGAAAGTTGTGGGTTCTTAGGATACTCTCCTAAAGAAAAAGCTTTTGTCATGGCAGGATGCGACAACAAAAGCGACAAGCCAGAGGAGAGCTTTCTCATCAACCCTTACGACCATATCGAGTTTATCTCGAAGTATAAAATTATTGCTATTTTCCATAGCCACCCTCAAACAGAAGAGCCTTCAGATAACGACAGAGCAGCTTGTAAAAACAGTTGCTTGCCGTTCTTGATTTACGGCGTTCATTCCGACGATTTTTCCCTTCTTGCTCCTAAAACTGTAGACAAGAAGTACATTTATCTAAAAGGATTAAAAGAACTAAAAGAACATTTAAGTAAATGATTATTGAGATAGATGGAATGCTTGGCAAAGAATTTGGGGACCAAGAGACGCATTTTCACGAAGCAAAAGACATTCTAAAAGAGCTTTGCTCTAAACTAAGAGGATTTAAGGAAACTGTAATTACCTTGTCTGAAAAAGGCATGGACTATATCTTAGTTAAGGATAAAGGGAAATACAAAATTCTACCTATACTTTGTGGTGCAAAGAGTTTCTGGAGTAAATTTTTCACAATTCTAGGCGTAGTAGCTTTAGCTGTGAGTGTTGCAGGGATAATTGCTGATACGGCAATTCTTGGCGTTACCTCTGGAACATGGGGGCTTATTGGTGCGTCTCTCTTGACTATTGGGTCGTTGCTAGCAAAACCAAGTGCGCAAAGCGTTGATACAAGTTCTCCTACCTCTGCAGGTTCTGCGTCAACAAATTTGGGAGGAGAAAACCCAGATGCTAACGGCACACCTATTCCTATTGGGTATGGGAAGTGCTTAGTTTCTCCTGTGTCTATCTTTCAATGCCTTGATTCTATTAGAGGTAACGCTGATATTACTTCGCACCTTAACCTTTCTGGTAGATGAAGCATTTTGAATTTAAATCTCTTATTCGAGGAAGCAAGGGTAAAGGTGGCAGTAGTGGTACTGTTGACCCTGCTTATTTGACGCCTCCTAGCGTTACTTCTGGAGACGCAATTATCAACAATATGACGTTCCAGTCTCTGGACCTCATATCCGAAGGACCTATTCAAGGATTTGTCGACGAGCAAGGATATCAGACTTACGTGTCAGATGGCTCTTTTTTCAAGTCTGTTTATTTGGATGAAAGCCCGATTAGAAACGGCAATGGCAGCTACAATTACCAACGAGTAAAAGCCGATGCTAGGTTAGGGTATTCCGATCAGTCGTATATTTCTACGATTAACCGTCCGTCGATGGAATATTCTATTAGCAAGACCTTATATGGACCTTATGTCTATAACACAGGAGAAAACTTAGCGAAATACGGCAAAAGCTCTGTAGACAACCGTCCTGCTGTAAAACTTGCTAACTCTACATCAAAGGGGACTAACTATTCTTATTGGGCGGACGAATCCGTTTCTCATTCTGGATTAGAGGCCCTTTGGGAAACATATACAATTAAAGACAAGAGTTGTAGATATTTTTCATTCACTCTTGGCGTTAGTTCTCTTTATGATACGGCGTGCGTAGATACAGAACACGGTTACCAGGATGGGCCTGTTTTTGAAACAGACTGGTGGTCTGGGAAGTTACACGTAACATCCAGCGATTCTGTTTACAAAGCAGGTGAAACTTACGGGACTATTGTAGAATTTACGGTTGAATGGGGAAGATTAACTACAAGTGGCGTTGAACAACTCCGAGGCTCTAAGAATTTTACTATTTGGGGGTATGCTCAATCGACATCTTACATCGACTTCGGCTTAAACAACTACAACACGAATCCAAGTAAAACGTTCTATGGTGTTTTACAAGGGAACATGCAGACGTTTGATTTCCCTAGTGGATGGGATGGGAGCGATACTGAATACAAATTTATCCGATTCAAGAGAAAGACGCCAGAAACTTATTCAACGCTCATCAAGAGAAACATTGGTATTTCTAAGGTTACAGAGTACACGCCTGTTTTCGTCAAGTATCCGTTGTGTGCATTAGGAGCTATCAAGGGCGACTCTAAGATTTTCACTCAAGTACCTAAGAGAAACTACCACGTTCGGTTGATGAAGGTGTTTACACCTAACAATTATCGACCTCTTATCACCTCTGGGGGCAAGATCTACGACAGAAGACGATATAAGGTAGCAGCGAACAAACCAAAGACAATTGAAACTCTGACGGTCTATAAAGACACGTGGGATTACAAGACTCTCATCAAGCAATGGACGGACAACCCAGTTTGGATTGCGCTTGACTTGCTTACTAGCCCTCGATACGGGCTAGGGGCTTACATTACGATGGAAGACATTGACATGTTCTCATTCTACGAAGCGGCTAGGTATTGTGACGACGTAGATGATGATGGACTGTTCGTAGGAGCTTCTGATGGATACGGAGGGCTAGAGCCTTTGTATCATTGCTCTGTTCATATCAAGGAGCGCATGAACACATTGGAAGTTTTGAATTCAGTGCTCAGCTTGTTTGACGGCTCTCTTTACTGGGAGAGTGGGAAGATTTCCATTACCTACACAGCTGCCGCCTCACGAGTTCGAGCGATGTTCAACAATCGAAACGTCATTGACGGCGTATTTTCCTATACATCAACCAAGCGAGATTCTCGATTCAACGTCGTTGAAGTTACCTATCAGGACCAGACAGACTTATATAGAACTTCTATCGAGTACCGAACAAACGAACAAGACGTCAAGCAAAATGGTCCGATTAAAAATGCGATGAATGCTTGGGGCTGTACGTCTAAAGGAATGGCGAGACGTATTGGAGATAGGTACTTAACGGCGAACAACCGAGATATTCAATCTGTATCTTTTGCGGTTGGCTACGAAGGCTTATTGTTGCAACTCAACGACATCATTGTCATTGACGATGACTTAATGAATCTTACTGACAACTACGGTAGGTTGGTGAATGTAGAATACGTCGAAGACTTGATTAGACCAGGGAATCCAGACGCCTACGAAGATGAAGACAAGGAAGACATCTACGACAAGTATTGCGTGCTAACAGTAGATACAGTCATCGACAACGAGAGATACGACGAAATTCTCAACATCTCAGTCTACCGCTCTAACCCTAACATTAAGAAAACAAGCGCAGGGGCATTCAGCCCTGAAACGATTTATTCTTATACAATTTCAAAGTGGTGGGTTGACGAAGAGAAGGGATACACCTACTTCAAAATCGACAAGAAGTACATCGGCGAAGAAGTGGGAGGGTTTATGATAGGCACAACCGTCTCTATCCAGACAAAGGATTACGCCTCACAAATCTTCCGTATTGCCACTGTAACCGACAACAACAACGGTACGTTTAACATTACAGCTACATACGTTTCTCACGAGGAATACGCAGAGATTGCCGAGAAGCTTGCTAACCACTATTTGACAGTTGCAGAACTAAACGGATTGCCTATCATTTCCAACAATGGTTCTATTCTGAATCCAGACGCTGATGACGAAGAAGACTATTCCGACGCACGAATGGAACAAATTAACAGCGAATACGACAAGATGATGGGTATTCTCAAAGCTCCTGACAAATTTGATGTAACTGGATACATCGACGACACTCGACCTGTTAATGGGGTCTACATGGGAGATCTTTTCTTAAATTGGGAACTTGTAGATAACGCTTCTGGATATCAGATCAAGGTAAAGAATTCATCAAACAAGGTTGTTTATAATGCTACTGTAGATGACCCAGTTGGTTCTGCTAATTCTCGACTTGAAAGTGCTACTTCGGATTACAATGCAGCGAAAGCGGCTTTGGATGCCTTTTACGAAGAGAATCCAAGATACAAAGTCTAAAGACATCCTCAACAAATACAAATAAAACAAATGAGTATTTCATCTAACATTCTTAATTCTGCTTTAGCGGCTACAAGCAAATACGACAAATTGACTCTTCTCGAACAAGCTGTGGAAGAAGCGAGAGCAGAGCTTCAAGAAGCAACTAGTGAATATCAAGCGGTTAAGGACACAGAGAGTTCGTCCTTGACTATTGAGCTATCCTCTGATTTGTATAGCGTTTCAATTTGGACGGTGAACGCAGGGAATTTACCTAGCCGTTACCCAAATACGGTTCAATACTATTTGGTCGATGAAGGCTTAAAACTTAGAAGTCCAGAAATTACAGATATTACTGTAGAAGGAAATTAAAATGGCTGACGAAGAAGAAGTAACAGAAATAACGCTTGGTAGTTCCGCAGAAATCGGAAGCCTTAAAGTGTTCAGCTATTCTATAAGCGGAAGACCTTGTATTTATATTGAAGGAGAAGATAGAGCGCACAACATCTTAACTTCCCAAGGCGACTATCAAACTTCTGTTTTTCAGCCGTTTCTTCAGATTTGGCGAGGGTATGGTACAGAAGAGGGGCAATACGACAAAACTGCCTACTATCTTCTGGACGAGTATAGGACAAACCCCATATATGAATTCGATGCAGAGCTGAATGTTAGAAAGTATAGGTTTTTGATTCGCCTATACGACAAAATGCCGTTGGAAGACGAGTATACGAATTTTGACCAAGCAATTGTAGATGTAACGATTTCTGCTCCTTTCTTTCAATACGTCGCTGTCCAAGACTGTAGAGAAAGAGCTAGTGATTCAGACTCTCCTGAAGAGTACGAATTTGAGTCTATTGAAGGAAAAGCTTCTGTTTTCGCCTACATGAAGGCAGGTACTAGCATTGAAAGAATTGAAGTATATGCTTCTACTGAAGGTGAAGACTTCGAGCCAAGTGCGGACAATTATATTAAGACGATCTACCCTAACGCCAACGAGTACAACTTAGGACAATCGTATAATAAAGTACAGTTCGATATTACCAACGAAATCGAGTGGTACCAAGATTATTATATCAAGCTTATCCCTTATGATAATATTGGGCCAGGTGCTACATATACTACGTATGGTTATATTTGCGGATCTACAGGAGGAGATTCCTGCTTGATGGTAAAATGTATTGACTTTATTGTTGACGAAGGATACGGAGGAGGAACTTCGTACATCGAAGAGAATACGGTCTTTTACAAGTACGTTAATGAGTGTCCATACCCGATAGATTCTTTCTATACGACAGACTGGAATACAGCTTATTACGAACTATCTGCGTCCTCTTATTATGGGACGTATTATAGAGAGTACATGTTCGTAGCAAACCCTTATGGGGATTATGCAGAGAGTTCGGTTGGGGGAACTCACCTCGAAGTTTTTAACTCTGTGTTGGACATGAATGTTAGGCACTACATCATTGGCAAGGCAGCGGCTTTGGTAATTGATGTGAATGGTCCAGAATACGCAGACACTAGACGAGAGATAGAATTCGACGCTTGCGATTGGGGTACTGTGCAAAACACAATCCAAGAATATAATTGCCAGGAAAAGAAAGACTCAGATAAAGAAAAGGCAAAAGAGTATTACCTACAATATTTAGAAGATTGGGATAATGGGCGAAAGAGTTTGATTCAAGTCTGGTTCAATATTGGCAACAAAGATATTTTCCAAGCTTATTCAGAGATAACAGCGTTTTCTATCTATTCTATCTATAACGAAGAAGGCCTGAACGCCTTAAAAGATACTCGAATAGCTATTGGTTATCAGTGGCAGAGCGCAAACGGAGAGTATGTTTTTATTCCTCTCATTTTTTCAGAGCCAGTAGAACAAAGATTCTCCGAAGAGTACGACACGTCAGAATATAACAGCACTTACAAGGATATCATCCCAACGAGAAGAATTGTAGAGAATAGATATACGTTCTCTCAGTACCCAGAAAACTTCTTCGGAGAGGACAATGCAGATAAGCAGGTTGTTTTCAGAAAGACTGTTGTTTCTGGGCAAGGAGGACTTTCTTCTGAGTATTTTTCTAAAGTTACAAAGGATAGGTATTACGTTTATTTCTATAGAGCAAAGCCAGCAGAGGATGGAAGTTATGTTCGTTTAGCGGAAGAGCCGAAATTCTGGTATGGTCTAATGGCTAATACTACTACTTACTCTAATATAACAAACACTGCTACATATCCTACCACAAACAAAGAGAATTTGTTATACGGAAGGTTTAAGTTCTTTTACGAGTCTTCCTTTACAGGAGAAATTTCCGAAAGAATTTTCAATATGCCTATTGCGAGTTCTATAGAAGCGACAACACAAGGCCAAGTTTGTACGACATATGCTTTTCCTGCACGAGGGGTTAGGCAACCTCAATATTCTTACAAGTCAAAATACGAGGGGGAATTACTAGACGCTGAAAAAACGGAATACATCTTCGATTATGGGTGGCTCATGATTGGGGACGTTAATGGAGAAGACGTCTCAAAAATCAAGACAATGAGCTTTATTGTTCCTAACGAAGAAATCCAAGGCGATATTGTAGCGAGAAGAGTTAGATTGGAATTTCACTACCGATCGGATGATTATGAAACTTGCTATTGGAGTACTTCTGGAGAGGCTCAAGAGGATACCTATGAAGTAGATGGTATTACGTATTATGGGGTAAAATTCTCAAGCATTGATATTCCCTACTACAAAGATTCTAAAACAGGGTGGAAGGTCTATGCTATCGAGCAGGATGATACAATCTTGCCAAGGAGTTTCCCTGTTTGCGTTTCCAACGGAATCATTACTGTAAAGCATGTTTACAACAACAGTAACCACAGGTACACGAAAGACTATAACGACAAAAAGAAAGAAATGCTTCAAAACGGTTCTGCAATAGATGAGATCGTGAAACTTACTTATAGCTATCCAGATTTGCCTCCGAGCGAGCCAGAGCATACACGGAATCTTCTTATTGTAGGTGAGTGGTTTGGGCTGTTTTCTACAAACGAATCAAAAGAGTGCAATATCACGTACAACAAGAGAAAATACGGCGTTACAAGACCGATTGTTACAGATTGCTTCTTTAACGCCAACCGAGTTGGTATGTACATGGAACTTGAGCCTTACTGGACGTTTGATAACCCTGTTAAGGTGAAGGGATTCCGCAAGACTTACTAACAAAGAAAAACCGCTAGGTTGCCCTAGCGGTTTTTTCTTTTTCTTTGGTTATTCCTCATAGAGAGGCAGACGCCACCACAATCCCAGATTCTGTTCATCTTAGCTCTTGAAGATCGGCGGAGGCGTTTGTTAGCGAACGCTTGAGAATACCGCTTATTGTCGATGGTATAGAAGAATTCAGGGTGAGACGGAGGCTTCATCGAAAAGCCAGCAGAGGCAAGCTCTTTACCATTATCCCACCGACGATTCAAGCGAGCATAGACATCACCCTTGTAGCGACGGAAGAATTCATCCATGATAACCTTCCAGCAATCTTTGATATCAAAGTTAGGCAAATGACAATACCGCTCTAAAATCCATTCTGAGGGCACAGATTGCGTCTTCTCGTGCTTAGAGAACGTCATTAGGGCAATTAGTCTATCTCCGTCATAAAGGCCCATTCTGACGTAACTAGGAGACGGTCCTTCGAGATGATACCGCTTTAGGAATTTTTTAGCATCGGCAGTGAGGACAAGTTTGACAGTACAGAGGTTCGCATCAATGACATGTTCGTTACGTCCGAGAACGTCCTTCAGCATAGCAGTGACGATAGAACGTTTATTACGCCACTCATCCTCGAAGATATGGATAAGGCGAACTCCGTGGGATTCAGCATCCTTCGTTTTAGAAACGTGGTAAAACTTATCCTTGCCACGTTCTTCGGTATGCCAGTAGAGACCGTCACATTCAATGCCAAGCTTCTTATTGGGGATGTAGATATCGATTTCTCTATCACCAAGAATTCTCTTAGTATTGGGGACAATGGTAAAGTCCAACGTAGCGATATACTCAATGACTTCCTTCTCAAATTGAGAATTGGTAGAGCTATGGCACTTAGGGCAAGTAAGGAATTTGTCTAATTGGGTAGACAGCACCGAGAACGTTTCATCACAAGAGAGGCAGTGGATTTTGAATTTCTCACGGCAAGCCTTGCCCTTGTACTCCTCCTTCGTAAAAAGAGGCTCTAAACCATTAGCGTGAAGTCTTTCAGCCAAACGGTTATAACTATTAGCCAGAGCAGCAGGACGCCTTTTCCCACGGTAGATTTCAGACTTGCGCCAACAAGCTTTGCAACAGTAGTCGCTTGTTGTTTTTACCACCTTCGAGTAAGGAATGAAATTTCCACAGGTGAGGCATCTTCTCAACTCAATACCCTTGATACAGCTATGAAACCACTTAAACGGCGATTCATAAGCTTTATTGCTATAGAACTTAGACCTACAAAATTTCCTAAGTCTCTTATCTCTTTTAAAGCACTCTCGGAGTTCAGCTAATGATAGACCAGCATAATATTCTTTGAGGCTTTCTACAGTGAGGTTTTTATCTTCGGGGAAGAGAGGTCTGGGGTTCCAGCGGTTGGACATAAATTAGTTTTTGGAATCTTCTTTAGCTTCTTGAAGAGCGGAGAGTTTTTCCACAGAGAGGATTCTGTAAATTTTACTTGGTACTTTAGTCATAGCATCAACATCTTCAGAAGACAAGATAGTTTTGCGAAGATAATGAATACAAATGAAACCTATAGTAATTCCTTCTTCCGAATTTATAGGTAGAGTGTAAACAGTTTCAGTACCACTGTTAGCAAGTATTTGAGTGAGATAGGGGTCGTATTCTTCGCTATCAATATCCGATTGAAAAATGTAAGGTTCGGTAGGAGAGCCAACCTTCCAACGACGGAAAATGACATAGGGAAGATTTAAAAACCAAGGGGAAACACTACAAACGCCTTGGTCTAACGATTCAAAAGCGCAGGATACTTTTAACAGGTGGTTGCCATTCGCAAAAACCTCCCC